TCTCCCGACACTATGATACCACGGCCGTTAGTCTTGACCCGCGTCCACTGGCCCGGCGTTTTGCTCTTCGGCAGCACCTCCAGGATCGCCGCGTCGACGTAGGACCGCGTGGCCAGCACCACGGCTGGGTCAATCTTGAGCTGAATGTTGCCGGTGCTGGTGACGATGAAGTTCATCCGCACGATTTGCGTACGGCCCGAGCCTTGCGACAGCAACGGCTTGAAGCTGGGCGCGCAGTTGGCCACCGCCACCAGATCGCCGTCAGCATCGTAGAGGCCGATTTCGCGGATCCACCTACCGCCCTCGTCGGCCGGGATGATCTGCTCAGCGATGATCACCGCCGGGTTTTTTGGGTCGACCAGCAATTGATTCAGCGGCTGACGGCGCCACTCGTTGAGCAGTTTGGTTTGCCCGGCAGACGGCACCGGGTTGGGCGGATCGGCCAGCCCGTTCGGGTTGGCATCCCCTACGCCCATTTGCGTGATCAGCCAGGGAATGCCGAGCGCGTCGGCGTTCGCCTGCTTGGCCATCCCCACATTCGTAAGGATCGCGAAAAACTGCGAATTCGCATCAATCATAATAAACGTCCAGGGTGTCTATGGTGTGTTCGCGGCCGACCACGCCGAAGCTGCCAGTCACCTCAATGTCACGCATGACGGGCGGGTAAACGTCGATTTCGTCGCCTTCGTAGACGGACACAGCGATATTCAAATTGCCTTGAGTTTCCAGGCTGATCGCCAGCCCGGTCAGATGCCGGGTGACGGGTTTGGCGTCGTCAATCAGGCGCTCAAGCTCCTGATACATTTCTTCGGTGATGCCGGTATCGAGCACCCCGACCTTCAGCGCGAAGGTGCCCGGCTTGCCCTCGGGCACGGTCTTGAACCATTCGACAATCTCGATCAGATAGCCCAGCGGCTCGACCACGCGGCGCAGCGCGCCGATCGTGCCCTTATGTTTGTGGATATAGAACGATGCCCTGATGGCCGCGCGCTTGGTCGCCTCGGACCATCGGTAATCCCAGCGATCGACCGACCATGCCCACGCCAGATGCGGCAGCAGCTCGACCGGGCAGGTGTCGGGGTTGTACAGCGTGCGCAGCGGGACAATCGTGCGATCGTAGAAAGCCGCCTCAATTGCCCGCTCCAGTGGCGTGCTATTGCTCGGCAGCAGGCTCTTCATGCTGCACCCCCATCGTCACTTCGTAGCCAGTGCACCACGCCGCCTGCGCCTTGGTAGGCGCCAGATCCTGCCAGCCCACCAACTCGACCCGGGAAACGCCGGCAATGTGCAATTGCGCGTCCACAGCCGAGCGCGCTACCTCAACCCCCAGCCGTTTGCGGGGGTTGATCCACGCCGCAAGGCGTCGTTTCGCTTCGGTCAAACTGGCGTCACCCTCCGGGCCGGCGCTGCTCATGTGCAAGATGGCGTCAATCCGGTACTCAAGAATTTCCGCGCTTTGCACCTTGACCCGATCGGCGACCGGCCGGGTGTCTTCGTCATCCAGTGCCAGCCGGACAACGTTCAAAAGCTCGGGGCTGGCCTCGCCTTTCCCTTCTGTGCTCAGCACCGTTACCGTAACGTTGCACGGCGCCGGACTTTCGGCCGAGGCGTCGGCCACCAGACCCGAGGCGTTACGCGTGTGCAGGATGTAGCTGTTACGCGGCCCCGCCGTGGTCAGGCCCTCATAAGCCAGTTGAATGCGTTCTCGGTAAGGGTCGTCCTCTTCCAGCACTTCAGGCACTGGCGGCGTGGCCGTCAGGTCTTCGGCTTGGATCACCAGGCGCGGCAGATTGACGTTGCCGCCAAGCTGATCGAGGTCACTTTTGATCGCGTAGGCCAGCAGCAGCGCTTTGGCCCCGTCGTTGACCCGGGCACGGTTGCCGAGCTTGTTATAGGCCCCGACTTCCAGCAGCTTGACCACCGGATCTGATTCAAGGTTGGCCGTCCAGTTGTCGCCCATGCTCCCGCGAAACATGCTCAAGCTGTCTTCAAAGGTTTGTTCGAAGTCCAGCGGCTCCAGCACGTCCGGCGCAGGCAGCGCGGACAGATCCAAGATACTCATGCGCTCACCTCGGCCAGAAAGTCGTCGCCCAGGTATTCGCCGGCAACAACCAAATTAATTTTCCCGCCTAGCACGGACTGCACTTTCACGCTCTTGAGCTTCACGCGCGGCTCCCATCGTCCGAGCGCCCGCGCGGCCTCAGCCTGCACCGAACTGATCCAGCCGGCGTTAACCGGCAAATCCACATAAGTGCGTAGCTTGCTGCCGTAGTCGGGCCGCTCCCGGCGACTGCCCAACGGGGTGCTGAGAATGTCGCCGATGGACTGAATAACGCTGTCGATGCCGGTAATGGGCTGGCCGGTGCGGCGATCCATTCCGATCATCTGCGTTACTCCTGGGCTTCAAGTTCGGGATGGGATTTCAGGAACGTCACAGCCTGTTCATCGGACGCCGAGACGTCGACCGAGGCCTTGACCACGGCAAGCGTGCGATTGGTTCCAGGGATGCACAGCGTGCGCGAGGTATAGACAGTGTCGCGAAACGCCAAACGCAGATCCGTCGCCGGCGCCGCTTCAGCGCCGGGTGTTGCAGTGGCCTTGGCCATGGGGTTTCCTCCAGACACAAAAAAGCCCGCACTTGGCGGGCTGCGTGGTTGATTGATCAATGCTTGTGGTGATTGTCGCTATTGCCGGCGGCCATGATGTTGGCGTCGCCGTCGATGTTGCCCGTTACGTGTAACGGCCCGTCGATTTTGACCGGTCCTTTGATGTTCACAGCGGCCTCGATGTCGACCGTTCCAGACTTCACCGTCACCGCGTTATCCGTAACGACCAGTTCTGTACCGCCGACCTTGATTGTCACCGTCCCACTGGGCACGGTGATCGTGTAGCTGCTGGCCTCCCAGTCGTAGACCAGCGCCCCCCCATCATCAAAACGCCAGACCTCGACGTGATCCCGGTTATCCGGCTGGGCGCCGGCGTTGCCGTACAGCCCCGGGATAAACGTTCCGATGCCGGCCTGCCCGCTGGGGTTAAACAAAACCCCCTGCTCGCCAAGGCTCGGCGATCGCCAGTGCCGCGCCTTGCCGGCCGCGAGGCTGTGCCAGCGCACCCAGGCGCTTGTCCACTCGCCATTCGATACCCGACAGACCGGTGGGGAGGCGGCAAGATCCACCGCCACCACCGCGCAAGGCATCAGCATGGCCGCAATCATGCGGTCATGCTCACCGCTTGGATAACTCACGGCAGGCTCTCCGGCGGGAAAAACTCCGACTCCTTGTCGTCGTTGAAACCGAACATCAGCGAACCTGGCGGCTCGTCTGGCCAAGGCCATTCAAGCTCGCCGACCTCAAAGGCCTGCGTCCACTGCACTGACCACATGACAAACTGCTCAAGGTCCGGCATCGGCGCCTCCGGCTGGGCGTGGATGTTCTCCGGCGGGCCGGTGATGAAGTCCAGCCCCCAATATTGATAACTCGGTATCGAGGTCATTTGCGCCGCCAGAATGGACGCTTGCAGCGAGGCTTTTGTGCGCGTCGCGTCGACCAGAATGCACGACTGAAAACGACCGATCAGCGCCGTTTTCCCTTCACCGCGATCGGTGCCCAGGGTCATGTCCGTCACCCCGAAAAGCAGTGCCGGCGTATCCACCAAAGAACCCAGCTCGGGGAAGTGCTCAACGTGCAGGAACCGAGGCATGGCCGCCGCGATCGTGCGGGTCATTGCCTCATGTAATGTCGTCAGTTCGCTCATTACCCACACTCAACACCAGATCGGTCATGCCGGACCCGTCAGGCTTCACGCGGCTGACCTTGTAGCGGCCGCCGCCCAAATGGTCCGGCAATTCGATGGTAAGAAAGTCGCCCTTTTTGACACCCACAACGTCGACCGATCGAGCATTCAGATTCGGCTCAAGCACTGCATCAGCGTTGATGGCCGCGCCCAAGCGCGCAGATCCTGCCTTGCCGCCGCCAATCTCGGCGCCGACAAAGGGCGACGTGAAGTCGCCGTAGACGGTGCGTCCGTCGTCGAAAACGGCCTTGTCGCCGAGACGCGCTACCAGCAGCGCGTCACAGCGATCACTCAAGGCCCGGAAACGATCGAGCGGCATTACTGCACAATCAGCACGTCGGCAAAACCGCCGACGGCATCAGATTGCATCTTGCCGAACGGTAACGAGTCAGCCGTGCCGGCCGGCACCAGGGCGCCCGCCTTGACGCTGGCTTTCATGCCGGCTTTCAGCGCCGCATCCGCCGGCACGTTCCAGACGCCAGTCAGGCGGTAAACGATGATCGTGCCCTTGGGGCCGGAACTCAGCGGGATCACCGCCAGATCGTTGATCACCTGCGGAATGCCGGCGACTGATCCACCGGTGGGGGCCGGCAGCGTAACGGTTTCACCACTGCTTACATGATTCGTGGCCATGGCCAATTTCTCCTATCCAGAAACAACAAACCCCGCACTAGGCGGGGCTTTTGGGGTGGGTGACGCCTTAGGCGCCGGCGGACTTGTTCAGGCCACGCGCATCGAGCGCGGAGACACCGGCGTCGATACGCACCTTGGTAGCGATACCGTCGCTGGTGAAGCCTTCCATCTGGTCGATGTATGGAACGTCGACGCCGTCCAGATAGGCCACTTCGATCGTGTCGCTGCCCTGCTTCGCCGCCAGATACCACGCGGTAGACGAATCATCGTCCAGACGCGGCTCGCCGATTACCTGGGCGAAATTCTGGATCGGGTTGACCACGCCGGCGTTGACTTGCGCGGTCGGTACCGACGTCGAGCGGATCAACTGGTTGGCCTGATCTTCCAGGGCGACCGGGCACAGCAGGTAAGCGGGACGCACGTTCAACGTGCGGGTCTTCTCGCCCTCTTTGCTTGGCTTGCCCTTCTGCAACGCCATAGCGGTCTTGGCCGCGCTCATGGCCGCGATGGACAGCGCCGAACCGGCACCGGTGAACAGGTTTTTACGCGAAGCGTCGAACAGCGGTTTGCCGTCCTTCATCTTGCCGTTGTTGATCAGGGTGTCATACACCAGATCGCCGATCGTTGCGCGAGCGGCCGCACCCATCAGGCGTGGAATCGCGCTCAGTGCGTCGAGGTCATCGTTGATGATCGCCTGACGGTTGATGCTGAAGATCTCGCCGTAGGTGGCCAGACGGATCGTCTCGCCGGTGTCGCCGAGGGTGATGTACTTGTATTCAGCACCTGGGCGAACTTCACGCAGGGTCGACATTTGACCGAGGCCGACGCGGTTGGCCACCTTGAAGTCGCTCAAGCGGCCTTGACGGGTCCACAGGTGATAGGTCTCGGCGGCGTCTTCCCAGCCAGCCAACAGCGAACGATGCGAGGCATCGAGCAAGATGTTGCCGAAGTCGCTGGCATCGTGGGTAAACGCCAGACCCACCATGTCCATCGGACGCAGAGAAGCAACACCAATGCCGCGATCGGACAAGGACGCACGGGCCAGCTCACGCAAGGTCATGTGGTTGTAAGCGTTGTCCGCTTGGTTGTCTTCGATACCGAGGCGGCCGAGCAACGACGCCTGCACCGAATCGCCCACCAGATTGCCGTTGCTGACATGGCCCGGGTGGCGAACGCTTGCGGTGGGAGTCGTCGCCGTGCCCATGGCCGCCAACAGCTTGGCGTTCGCGCTTTCCACGGTGCAAGCCGTGTCATTCAGGCAGGTTTCACGCAACTCATGATGCGCGGCAAACGGGGCAAACGCGGCAGTGATCGCGGTACGGCGCGCAGCCTCAGCCGCTACGCCTTGCGCCATGATCTGCTCGGGAGTCAGAGCAGTGACCGTAGGGACTACCGGCGCCGTTGCCACAGGTGGAGTCACAGAACCGCGCGGTTCGAACAGGTTTTTGAAAGATTCGGGCATTTTCTGGTAGTCCTGCATGCGTTGTGAATTGAGTTTTGCGAAGGTGTCCATTGACTCGACCAACTCGTCAGCGAACCCCAAAGCGACCGCCTCGGCCCCGGTCATCCAGGTTTCAGCAGAGAGCAAGGCCTTGACCTCGTCGACAGACTTACCGGTCTTGTTGGTGTAGGCCGCCACCAGCGAATCCTCGACCTTGTCGAGCAAGTC